CCTGCTGAACAAGGTCAAGGGGAAATATGAGTTCCCGGAGTTAAAAGCGATGGCGCACGAGCAGTTTAAAGAGTGGCAGCCCGACAGCGTAATTGTTGAGGCTAAAGCCAGCGGTCAGCCGTTGATTGACGAGATGCGAAGGTCAGGTATATTTGTGCAGGACTTCAGTCCGGGTAAGGGTCAGGACAAGATTGCCAGACTTAACGCCGTGGCAGATATGTTTGCGTCTGGGCATGTGTGGTTCCCCGAGAATGCGTGGGCTGCGGCCACTGTGGAGGAGATCTTAGCGTTTCCTGCGGGCGAGCATGACGACGAGGTTGACACAATGACACTTGCCTTGATGAGAATTCGCAAGGGTGGGCTATTGCGCTTGAGCAGTGACCACGAGGATAATGAACCCCGTTACGTCGCCCGTCGGCAGGCGTACTACTAAGCATACCGTAAGGACAAACAATGGCTACTAATATGTTCCCCTCATTGTCGCAAGCTCCACTGGGCTTGGACGCGTTGGACGATACGGGCGACATGCCCGTGATTGAGATCGAGATTGAGAACCCCGATGGCGTACGAATTGGGCTGGATGGTATGGAGATCGACCTCATGCCGGATGAGACCGAGGAAGCTTTTGACGCTAACCTTGCAGAAAACATGGACTCCGGTGAGCTGGCTGAGGTGGCTAGCGACATTATTGAGATGGTGGACGCAGACATTAACTCCCGCAAAGAGTGGGTGGACATGTATGTCAAAGGTCTTGACGTTTTGGGGATGAAATATGAAGAGCGTACTGAGCCATGGTTGGGGGCGTGTGGTGTATTTTCGACTGTTCTTACCGAAGCTGCCGTTCGTTTCCAGAGTGAGACGATTATTGAAACGTTCCCAGCGGCGGGTCCAGTTAAAACAGAGATTGTCGGTGCGATTGACAAACTTAAGGAACAAGCGGCGGAGCGTGTAAGAGATGACATGAACTACCAGCTCACCGAGGTGATGACTGAGTACCGCCCAGAGCATGAGCGCATGTTGTACAACCTTGGACTGGCCGGTGCAGCGTTCAAGAAAGTTTATTTTGACCCGTCGCTTGACCGTCAGGTGGCGATGTTTATTCCTGCTGAAGACATTATTATTCCGTATGGCGCGTCCAGTGCCAACACAGCAGAGCGTTTGACTCACGTCATGCGCAAGACCAAGAATGACTTAAAGAAATTACAAGTCGCGGGCTTTTACGTTGATGAAGACTTGGGTGAGCCTGTTGCGATTCACACAGACGTAGAGAAGAAGAAAGCGGAAGATCAGGGTTACAGCCTGACAGACGACGACCGCTATCAGATCCTTGAGGTGCACATCGACTACGACCTGCCCGGTTATGAAGACGAAGATGGCATTGCGCTTCCTTATGTTATTACCATTGAGCGCGGCACTAGTACAGTGCTCGCCATCCGTCGTAACTGGGAAGAGGATGACAAGAAGAAATTAAAACGCCAACACTTCGTACAGTACACATACGTACCCGGCTTCGGTGCTTATGGTCTTGGCTTGATCCACTTAATCGGTGGCTATGCCCGTGCAGGCACTTCCCTGATCCGTCAATTAATTGACGCTGGCACGCTGTCTAACTTGCCCGGTGGTCTTAAGACTCGTGGTCTGCGTATTAAGGACGACGATACCCCAATTAGTCCCGGCGAGTTCCGGGATGTGGACGTGCCCAGTGGCTCGGTTAAAGATAACATCATGGCGCTGCCATACAAAGAACCGTCACAAGTTCTGGCAAGTCTCTTAGATAAAGTAACCGAAGAAGGCCGTCGTCTGGGTTCTATTGCTGACATGAACGTTAGCGATATGTCCGCCAACTCCCCAGTGGGTACAACGCTGGCTCTGTTGGAGCGTCAGCTCAAGACGATGTCTGCTGTTCAAGCGCGTATTCACTACTCAATGAAGCAAGAGTTCCAGCTTCTGCGCAACATTATTCGTGACCATACGCCAGAAGAGTACAGCTACGACCCAGCAGAAGGTGATCGTCAAGCCAAGCAAGCTGACTACGACATGGTGTCGGTAATTCCAGTCAGTGACCCCAACAGTGCAACGATGGCGCAGCGCATCATGCAGTACCAAGCTGTTATTCAGCTGGCTCAAGGCGCTCCACAGATTTATGACTTGCCCTTGTTGCATCGCCAGATGATTGAGGTTTTAGGTATCAAAAACGCAGACAAGCTCGTGCCGATAGATGACGACCAGACCCCTCGTGACCCTGTGTCTGAGAACATGTCGTTCTTGACTGGCAAGCCGACTAAAGCGTTTATCTACCAAGATCACGATGCTCACATTGCAGTTCACACATCAATGATGCAAGACCCAATTGTGATGGGACAGATTGGTCAGAACCCAATGGCTCAGCAGATTCAAGCTGCGATCATGGCTCACGTTTCAGAGCACGTTGCGTTCCAGTACCGTCAGAAAATTCAGGAGCAACTGGGCGCAACCCTGCCTGCACCTGATGCTAAGTTGGATGAGAACGCCGAAGTGCAGATCTCTAAACTGGTGGCTCAGGCTTCTACGCAACTTCTTGCAATGGACAAGGCTAAACAGGCTCAGCAGCAAGCTGCTCAACAAGCCCAAGATCCGATCATTCAGATGCAACAAGCTGAACTCCAGATCAAGAAGCAAGACGCTGACACCAAACAGCTCAAGGTCAAGGGTGACTTGCAAATTAAGGCTGAGGAGTTGTCACTCAAGGCGCAAGAAAGCGCGACTCGCGGTGGCGAAGACCCAGCACTTGCTGCGATGCGACTACAGCAAGAAATTGCTCAAGCTCAAGAGTTGCATGGCTTAGAGATAGCGGCTAAACAAATGGAGTTGCAGCAAGCGCAAGCTCAGCAACAACAAGCCCAGATGCAACAGCAGCAAGCTATGGCTCAGCAGCAAGCTCAGGTTCAGCAGAAGATGGCTCATGGCGGGCAAGTCCATGAACAGAAGATGAAGCATGCTGATCTAGACAGAATTCAACGGTTATTACAAGGTAATAAGGAGTAATCATGGCCAGTTTGCTTGAGGTGTTAAACAAAAAACTTGACGAGCATGTCAAGCAATTGGTCGATGTTGTCAGTGGTGGTGGAGCTAAATCCCACGACCACTACAAAGAACTGTGCGGAACTATCCGGGGTCTGCAAACCGCGCAGTATGAACTTGCTGACCTCGTGCGAAAAACTAAGGAATATGAAGATGAGTGAATTTGATGTCAGTGCGGTTGATCTAAGCGGGGTGCTCAATACCTCCGCCGAAGAAAAAGCCAAACAAGTGCCTGATCCAGCGACGTATCACTTGCTGTGTATGTTGCCCAAGGCAGAAGAAGAGTTTAGTGAAACCGGCATTTTGAAGTCAGCTACCGCGATATACCACGAGGAGCTTCTATCCCCCGTGTTGTTTGTTGCAAAGATTGGCCCTGATGCGTTCAAAGACGCGACCCGATTTCCGTCTGGTCCAAGCTGCAAAGTTGGTGACTTTGTGTTAGTACGTCCTAACACGGGAACCCGCATGAAGATTCACGGTACAGAGTGGAGACTCATCAATGATGATTCCGTTCAGGCTGTTGTGCAAGACCCTCGTGGTATCCAACGCCCTAACTAAGGAGTAAACCATGGCCGAAAAAGACGAATTTAAATTCCCCGACGAAGCTGAAAGCAAAGAGGCTAAGGCTGAAGAAAAAGTTGACTTTGAAGTTGAAGGTGAAAGCGAACCTGAAATTGAAGTCGTAGACGACACCCCTGCCGAAGACCGTGGCCGCAAGCCCATGGCTGAGCCTCCCAAAGATGTGACAGACGAGGAGTTGGCTAAGTACGATGAGGGCGTACAAAAGCGTATTAAGCACTTTACCAAGGGCTACCACGAAGAGCGTCGCGCAAAAGAGACAGCAGAGCGCGAACGTGAAGAAGCTCTTCGCTTGGCGCAAGCCGTGCTGGAAGAAAACAAAAAGCTCAAAGGTTCTGTCAATCAAAACCAGACCGCTCTCTTGGAACAAGCTAAACGCGTGGTCTCTAATGAGGTCGAAACCGCGAAGCGCATGTACAAAGAAGCTTACGAATCTGGGGATTCTGACAAGTTAGTTGAGGCTCAAGAAGCACTCACTATCGCAAAGATCCGCGCAGACAAAGTAAATAATTTTAAACCTACCCCTTTACAGGAGGAAGAAACTCCTGTACAAATCAACCAACAGCCCACCAGAGCTGCGCCAGTTGACGAAAAACTACTTGCATGGCAAGACCAAAATCAGTGGTTTGGAAGCAACAAACGTATGACAGCCTATGCTTTAGGCTTGCATGAAGATCTGGTGAGCGAAGGAATACCAAGTGGCAGTGACGAATACTATCGACGTATTAACGCTGACATTAGGGAAAGATTCCCCGACCAAGTTGGAGCCGGAGAGTCCGTTGATGCGAAACCTCAACGCACCAAATCCAATGTCGTTGCACCTGCAACCCGTAGCACAGCGCCTAAAAAAATCGTGCTTACGCAAACACAGGTGAATCTCGCCAAGCGGTTGGGAGTTCCATTGGAACTGTACGCCCGTAAGGTTGCTGAAGAAATGAGGAAATGAAAATGGAAAAATCTAACCGTATGACTCGTGAACTTGATACCCGCGAGAAGATGGAGCGTCCTAAGCAATGGATGCCCCCACAACTTCTACCAGACCCCAATCCGGAGGCTGGTTATGCGTTTCGCTGGATCAGGATTTCGTCACAAGGTAAAGACGATGCCACAAACATTTCCGGTAAGTTACGCGAAGGCTGGGAACCTGTTAAGGCTTCTGACCATCCCGAAATCCGTCTGTTTGGCTCTTCCAACGGGAAGTTTCCTGACAGTATTGAAGTCGGCGGTTTGTTGCTTTGCAAAACACCTGTGGAATTTACTGAACAGCGCAATGAGTACTACCGAAAACAATCGGAAGCTCAGATGCAGTCAGTAGACAACACTTACATGCGCGAGAATGATCCGAGGATGCCTATGTTCAAAGAACGTAAGTCCACGGTCACTTTCGGAAAAGGTACTTAAT